TGACCTATGACCGTGGACGCGAGATGGCAGAACATAAAATACTTGAAGAAGATTTAGGCATAGATGTATATTTCTGTGACCCACATTCACCCTGGCAAAAAGGCACATGCGAAAATATGAATGGTTTAATTAGGCAATATTTACCTAAAGGGATTGATTTAAATCAGGCAGATCAGCATTATTTAAATCAAGTTGCCATGTCACTGAATACTAGTCCTAGAAAAGCGTTAGATTGGCTTACACCATTAGAGAAATTTGCTCAGCTTGTTGATTATCATAAGACTTTTCAAACTGTCGCACCTCATGTTTGAATTCGCCCATTATCTATTTTCAGTGGAATAACTACACTCTCAGCAGCAGCAATTGCAGCTTTCTTGTTTAATGACTGGAAAATACAATATGACTATACAGAAAAAATTAGAATACTTTCAGAGATGCTAGATGTTACTGATCAAATTCAAAACTCTCTGGATGATGCAAGAACATTTCCTTTTATAAGTGAAATTATTTTTAAAAAAAATATTTCATCAAATTACAGTGAGATTATTGAAAATCAAAAATTAAAAATTAACAAATTATTCTTTTTAATTATCAAATTAGGTAAGCTTGAAGATAAAATATATCTACTTGATAATAAGAATAAATCCCCTATCTTTAAAATCAATGCAAATATTAATCCTCAAATTGAGTTATTGAATATACCAAGACGTCTATTTGAAGATATTAATATTTTAGAAGAAATGATACAGGATAGTTTTTCAGATAATGACAATACTATAAATATTGAATTAAGTGACAACTTAACAATTGAAATTTTCGGTAGACTTGAAAAAAAAGGTCTGTATTATTTGTATCTAAAATCGCATCGTAAGCTTGTAAATAACTTTAGTTATTATAATGATAAATATGATAAATTTTTAAATGAAATTGATGAATTAATTTTACAGTATCGAGATAAAATGGATCATAGATCTTAGAGATACATAAGATTAAAAAAGCCCTCACTTGGAGGACCCTTTTTATTCTTCATCAGAAATTCATAATTTTTTATTGAGTTTTATAAAACTCTCTGCGTATCCTATATATACAGTTTATTAAATTCCAAAAACGCCGCGTAGCGTAGGAGTTCACACCATGTCTAAGAAGTTGCCAATCTACTTCTCGGATGATGCCTGGTCATCTCTGCAGAAGATTATGGGCCCTGAGGGGAAACCCAGCCCAACCATTAATGCCATACTCGAACATATCAAACTACTTGATGAGCATGGCTTCAGACCGGTTACCGCCAGAACCAACCTTGATATCCCCATCGCATTAGAATCCATTCCCACGTGCTTCCCTTCACCAGCCCAAGATTACGTCGATAAAAGTATCGACCTTAATGAACACTTAATTTCTAACCCTAATGCCACATTCTTGAACGTGATCCGTACCAGTTCCATGGTGAATGCTGGACTTGAATATGGTGATGTCGTTATTGTTGACCGCAGTAAAGAGCCCAAGCATTGTAGTATTGTCGTTGCGCTAATTGATAATAAAGATCTAACAATAAAAAGATTAATGATTACGGCCAAAATGTCGAAGAGCGAACTGGCTGAACACTTTGGTGAAGATTACGACCCTTCCACTTTGCCTAAAGTCTGGCTTAAAGCTGAGAGTCCAGATTATCCTTGTATTTACCTCACAGATGGCCAGTCTTTTGAAGTGGTGGCTGTGGTTACCTGGAACTTAAAGAAACTTTCTGTCTAAGAAGAATAAGAATGAAAGCCTTAAATAAAGTTTTCGCGTTGGTCGACGTGAATAACTGTTACGTCAGCTGTGAGCGCGTATTTAATCCGAAGCTCAATGATGTACCAGTTATTGTACTGTCGAATAATGACGGATGTGCTGTAGCACGGAGCAATGAAGCGAAAAGCCTCGGCATTAAAATGGGTGTGCCATTATTTCAGATTCGGGACATAGTGCAAAAACACCAGGTGCAAGTACTATCTAGCAACTATGCAATGTATGCAGAAATGAGCCGCAGATTTCATGCGATTCTTGGTGGCTATGTGACTTCTGCAGAGCAAGAAATATATTCAATTGATGAGTGCTTTTTAGAGCTCAGTAGCTATGGCCATAAATTCGATTTAACGGATTACTCACAGAGTATGCGTGGCCGGATCTGGCAGTGGCTAGGTCTACCCGTTTGTGTTGGAATCGGCAGAACTAAAACCGAAGCTAAAATTGCCAATCATATTGCAAAAAAGAATAGCCAGTTTAATGGCGTGTGCAACCTGGTCAGCATGGACCCATGCAATAAAGAAAACTATTTATCTGCAGTAGAAGTTTCTGAAGTTTGGGGGGTTGGGCGGCAGTACGCTAAAAAGCTGCAGTTGATGGGAATTAATTCAGTACTGGATCTGGCGTGTACCGATCCTCACATTATGAAAAGTCTATTCTCAGTCGTTATGGCCAGAACTATAGCGGAGCTGCAAGGCTATTCATGCATTGAGATTGAACACACTCCACCCTCACGAAAACAAATTGTGGCCAGCCGTTCTTTCGGTGCACGTATTACTGAACTGGATGATCTGAAAGAAGCTATAGGCATGTATGCTCAAGATGCCTGTTCGAGACTACGTGAACAGGATCTGCTATGCGGCTGTATCATCGCATTCATTCAGTCGAATCCTTTTGATACTGATGTGCCCTTTTATAACAAGTCTACCTCTTACACGTTTCCTGAGCCTACTGACTCTGCACTGGATCTGGTGAAAGCCTCTACTGTTTTGCTCGGCCATATATTTAAAGCTGGGATTCAATATAAAAAATGCGGAGTAATTTTGACAGCATTAGAGCCAAAGAGCTGTCATACGTATGACCTGCTGACAGACATGGAAGAAATCGAGAGGAAGGAAAGTCTGATGCAAGCCATGGAGGGAGTACATCAAAAATATGGAAAGAAAAAAATTGCTGTTGGCAGTTGCTTCTTACCGAATCGTAATTGGTCAATGAGCAGAGATAAATTAAGTAAAAATCCCTTTCGATGGGATGAGCTGATGAGTATAGAACTTTAATTTTGGAGAATTATCGTGAAAGATAAAATAGATCAGTATTTACGCTTTAAAAGACTTTCTGATGAAGGTTTAACACAGCACCTTATACCTGAGCGTTTCATACCTGAGAAACCACCTGAACTGGAAGGCAAAGATGTTGTATATGTTTTTGACAGTGAAGATTCATTCAATCTCACTTATGATGAGCTGGTTGAGATCGTAAGGCAGGCCCGTTTATATGGTCCTGGATCAATACCAGTATTGGGAACAGTAGGTTAAATAAAGGATTGTATATGGATAAATATGATGTGTGTTTTTATCTTGATAATGAAAAATTGGATTTAGAACATATGGGTAAGTTTTATGCTTCAAGTGAAGAAGAAGCAGTTAAGACAGCCATACAAGAACTCAACCCCACCGAGAAAGGTTTTTTTACAGTAATGCTGTGGGGGAGTCCTGATTAGCTCAAAATTCTACTTAAGTGAAGCCCTCCCATGAGGGCTTATTATTAGAATTCCTCCACCGCTAATAAATTAACGGTTTGGCCTGCTAGTTTATGATGGCAATCAGGCAAAAATTGAATCTTCCCATCAGTAATAAATGAGTGGCATTGGCTAGGATGTCCTTGATTTACCATCAATGAAGGTGTGAATGTTGGAGCACTTAGATTCCCATTAAACCCCCATCGAATCCGGTGTTGTTCGCCAACATGGATAGGATGTAATACTTTACATCCCGGGCACTCAATGAAATAAATACCATTTGATTCCAGTAAAATATTACTTACTTTCTTGAATTCACTCATTGACTAGCCTCGTACTCGATGAGTACATCAGCAACTGCTTTTGCAGCTAACCAGTAACGAGCATTAAAACGGGATATCTCATCCTCATTACTAATAAAGCCTAACTCTACAATTAATCCACCATTGTTAATAAAGCCTAGTTTCCCACGTGCTGACTGACTTTGATCAATCCAGCCTTCATTCCCTCGTAAACGTGAACCTAGAGCTGAAGCTACAGCCTTTGATAAATCCTGAGCAAGCTTCTTGTCTTTCGGTAGCGCAATAGTCTCAACCCCATTCGCCTGACTAGATCCAGCGGCATTTAAGTGAAATTCTACTGCAACAGAAGAACCCTTAATTAACTTGATGGCTGAAGCCAATGGATTATTAGTGGTACCCACACCATCCGTTTTAATACTAATACCGGAGCTCTTTAAGTAATAAGCTACTGCATTACGAAAGTTAGTTACCAGTTCGGCTTCTTTAAATTTGCCACTAACTGCACCCGGATCAACATTGGAATGGCCGGCTGTCACAGTGACAAAACCTAAAGGTTGGTTCTGGTTTAGATTTGGCTGGGCAATCTTACGACCAATCCACGCCAAAGCAGGAATTACGAAGTTAATAATCAGTAGCTGATATTCAACAGGGATAATCTGATAATCCAGGGCCCACTGCAGAATTAAAACTAACAGTGATAAAAAAGCTCCCAGAAGAGGGAGCTTAACAGATAGATATTTTGTGACGTTTTCGGGTATAAATTTCATGGTTGATTCTCGTTTAATAGGTTAGTTTTTTCTGTTGGTCAATTTGATTTCGCATTGCAGCCAGATCTGTATCCATGCGGATCTGTTTAGATTCAGCGATTGCCATTTTTTGATTCAATAGCGCATTATCTTTTTCAAGCGATCTATTGCCTTGAAAGACATATCCACCAAAAGCAACAAGAGCAGCAAGAGCGGTACCTCCAAGTCCTTTTGCAAAGGTAAGGCCACCCTTGGCCTGGTTCATATCTGCCTGAAGTAAATCAATATCACGTCGGTTTGCTACTGCTTGTGACCGATAATATTCATCGCGTTCTGACAAGCGAATCACGTTGTTATTCAGCTCGCCCATTTCTTGCCGGAGTTGATCGAGCTTTTTCTCGACTCTTACTCCATAAGTCTCACTATCAGGCATATAGCCTCCTCATTTCTTAGATATAAAAAAAGCACCCCGTAGGGTGCTTAAACTGTTTTAGCTTTCTTAAATTTCTATCTGTATGACCCTGCCTTCAGGCGCTGGGCGCTTGATCTCGTTGTTAGATACAAATACCCGGGTACCGGTGGAGTATTTGGTACTGCTGGTGCACAGAACCAATCCGCTACCATCGACCACTAAAACCTTATAATTGGGATGATCTGCTGAGGTAATCTGTCCAATAAACTCCGGGGCCTTGGGTAATAAGTCGATTAAACGTTGTAATGGATTACTCACGATTGATGCTCTCCACTTTAATACTCTGGTTAATCACCGCATGATTGAATGATACGTTGACCCCATCAATGATGCCCCACCATTCAGCATTAAATGCGACTAGCTCACCAGGTGCACATTCGCTCACATCCGGACCAATCGGCATCACCAGATTGTGGGTTTCGATCATACCGGCTTTAGCAAGTGCTGACTTGCCATAAGACCCCATGCTCTCAACGGTAAACAGTGGACTGTTCGCTGTTTCCAGCAACGTATCACCTGCAGTGCCGGTACGCTTGATCTGGCCACTTAAGCCAGAGCGGTCATTAGTTAACGTGATACCGTTATAATCAGGATAAGGCTCATAATCGGTAGACTGTTCTGTGACCAAGCTTTCAGGGATCAGCCGGTCATATTCTTCAACCGTGATTGAATCCCAGAATGTTTTTTTGTACTTGGGCTTTATAGTGATGGTATTGCTACCCTTCTCGCTGTAGACAAAGCCACCTGCACTTTCTGCAATCATTTTGATTACAGCAATTGGGGTCATGTTGGAATAGCTCAGACTGCCCGCTGGAACAATCCAGCTCAGCTCATCGATCAGCTCCCACTGCAGTGTTGTTGAGCTATTCACCCGATCCAGTTCAGCCTGACAGAGCTGCCGTGCGGTCCTTTCATTCTCCTGGGTAAATGAGCGTGTCGGTGCATAGGGAGCGTCCAGTAAAGCGGACTGGCTGCGACCGCTTAATGTATAAGTGATTTCGGCAAAGCGACGTGAGCGGCTGCGGTTTTCAAGCAGCATGTGATGTTCGGTACCATTCACCATGATTTTTAAAATCACAGGCTGACCATTAACTGATTCGAGCTTTGGTATTTCAGATGCGGGTACGCTCAGGCTATATGACCAGCACCAGCGGCTACGATCTGTACTATAACTGCCATCATAGACCAAAATGTTCTGGCCATTGTCCAGACGGCTTACGGATAATTCATTCACGATATACCACCAGTTTTTTGGCGGCAGTCCTGGAATACAGTCATCCGCCCCAAAGTTTAAAATAAGGTTATGTGGATCCGGCCCGTTACACAGACAGTTAAAGTTCAGGTCAGTACGGCCAACGTATTCAGGAAGCTCAGGTTGTGGCCAGGGTTGAACCGGATGCTTGCGGTAATGAATGGCTTTAGCTTTATCCCATGCAATGTGGCTGCTGGTAATAAATTCAAGACCTTTATCCCACTCGAATGTAAAATGCTTTTCAAAAACTCGCGCCACTTCATACGAATAAGTAAAAGTTTTCCTCTTACGAACTAGATCCACCCAATCAAATGTCCGGTCAATCCTGAGCTTGTTGCCCTCTTCAAATACCAAGGTTCGAGTTTTAGCTAATCGCTTATTTTCCTGCCAGATAAAGTACGCATCACTAGATAAACCAGTCGCCTGCTCATGCTGCAGTCGGACCGAGCGGTACAGCAAGCCAGCTTTCTCAAAGCCAAGTAATGCCTGATTACTCAGGCTTAAACTGCGCTCAAAATAAAAGGCGCTGTGATGCGCCCGTAAAACTGGTTTAGCCCAAGGGATTTCAATCACGCTTAAACAAGGTAAGACTCCCTGATAGCCAGCTATGAGATAAGCCTCAATGCCACGGATAAAGTTGATATCGAAAATTGCTTCAATCCCAGTTTTGAAACTGGTATCCACTACTGAATCAATAACACATCGATTTTCGCTATAGCCGGCCTGCAGCTCAAAACTAAAACCTGTATCCAGAGCAGTATTCAGCTCTGCATCAAGATCAAGATTTTCTTTAAACTCGGCAGCAAGTTCGAATGTAAATTGTGTTTCCAGCCGGGTATCAATACTGATTGCAACAACATCACTGTCCCAGCCGAAATTTAATTCAGTTGAACCGGTCCATGGCTGGGTGAAGTCCAGCACAATACCAGGATCGACAGGTTGTTCCGGCTCCTGATCAGCAAAGAGAGCTGTTGCTTCAACGATAAAAGCAGTCTCTAAAACTGAATCTACTTTCTCAACCAGATCTGCCTCGGATAGGGCTATTGCTATTCCGTTAATACTAAATTCACTATCCAGAATAGTGTCGATCTCTGCTGTATCGGCCTGACTATTCCTATAAACAGCAACTATCTCGACAGTCCATGTCTGTTCAAGCTGAGTATTAATATTGGCAGTTACATCATCCCCAAAATTAAGACCGGTGCTCCCATCGGCCTGATGTTCAAAGTTAAGAACAATGTGATGGCTGTCAGTATTGTTCGCTTTAAATTCCAGATTTAAATTGTGGGCATCCGTGGTCCCCAGCTTGTTTTTAAAATCCACATGAGCACCTCAAATTATGGTTTAAGCTTGATGGACTGAATGGTTAAGGTACCCCCAATGACCAGATTGGTATTGGCCAGACTGATATCTGTCCCTATAGTCAGATCAGCTGCAGCTTCCCCGGCACCGTTATAGATCCGCGCCCAGCTTGCCGTACCTGCTTTAATGACCGTTGCTGTATCAGAGGGTTGTAATTCAACATGGGTGGCTGTTACTTCCTTGATACAGGGCTCTGGCAGAGTCACCTTCACCAGCATCTTGGATGTATCGGCAGCAACAGCCGGACTTTCTGGCTGCTCACCCTCATAAAAAATAACGGTAGCACTCTGGCTACCGTTATCTAAAAAGCTGGCAAAGGCTTGAATCATGGCAAGCTTTGCCTTAACTGATGTTTTACTCATTTTGGCACCACATTATCTTGAATGACTGCGTTGAACTTTTTTTGGTCATCCAGACCTACCACAAAGCAGGTCAGATCTTGATTGAGTCCGTAAAACTGATATTCATAATTCTGATCTGGCTTTTTTACAGCTAGCGGTAATAAAGTTGCCTTACTATAAAGTACCACCGTTGCATCCCGGTAATCCTTGCCCAGTGCCCGGGTTGAACCCTTGATACAGGCAACAGTATTTTTAGTCCCGAAGCTGCTATTCAGATTGCCACTTAAAAAACTGGAGCTGTGCATGACCTGTCTTGATATGGGTTTCATTCCAGTTCTCCCAGATAAAAATAGACGCCGCCCTTATAATCGGAAGTAATCGATTCCCAAAGGTACATACTTGAATCCGCTAGAATCGGGGTGGTAAAGGTATTGGCACTTGCCTTTTTACCGGCATAATAAACGTATTGCAGGCTACCCCGCAGATACTTTGACTCATCGTAAAAAGGGATTTCCAGTGCCGCAACATTATTTGCGGTGAACTTATTTAAAAGTGTTGTGCCTGTTGTGTAGTCCATCATGATTGGCAAGGCCGTATCAGTCGGTGACAGTCTGGCTGCCGGACTATATTTAACCACTAAAAAGCAGGAAGCATTTTCTGATAATGTCAGTGGACTACTATATCTTGCAGACTTTGAAACGCCCGCTGAAGCTTCTGTTAAAAACGCCATGAGAAACCAGTTAGGAATGACAGAATTGTCCAGACTGTCTTTAAAGAGCCCGCACCCCTTTAAATCTTTAAACTGGGTTTGGCCATCCTGTGCATTCAGCAGGTAGAAACAGTCCTTACTACCGGTTAAAGTAAATGTCCTGTTTCCACTTTCAGTCAGGTTGCTATCAGCAAAACCATTTGCCAGGATATTATATGACGCTGAGTACCAGCGAGCCCAGCCACGCACCACCCCCGTACCTGTACCACTGATTTTCCAGTTTTTAGCAGGATTTTCAGGATCTAGCGGTAACTGTAATTTTGACGGGTCTTCATAATCATCAATATGAGTCATATTTTCAATCAGACCCACCATGGCATATTTGGCATAGGTTGAAGGATAGCTGTTAGTACCATCAGAGATGGTTTCATCAATCCGGATAAACGGGTGTTCTGTTCGTGGATTTTTAGCCCGATAGACCCGCTTAACATCATTTGGATCTCGAAAAACAATCTCATAGCCAAGTGAAGCCAGCTTTGCAGTACCTGTAGTGGTAATTGACTTTCCAGTATGAGTTGCCTTTAAAATTAACTGATTAGCACTTGGTATACCTTTGATTCGATATTTTCCATTCAGTTCATTTGGGGCAAAGCCAGTCAATTCAATAATCTGGAATAACAGGCATTTGTGGTCAGCATATAGATTAAGTGTAATGTCACCCTGTGCATCGACTGTAGCTGAAGTAATTGTAGTTAAAGGCAGACCATTAACCAGACAGGTATCCAGTAACCGGATCAGATCTCCCCAGTTATTATCCAGTACCAGACCGTTTAAATGACTAAAAAACTGAACATCGACATCTGTCGCCATATAATTGATTCCATAAAAAAGACCGCTTAACACGGCCATATTCGATTTAAGTGTTAAACCATGCGGTCAATGTCACCGCGCAGCATGATTTGAAACTGATCTGACATCACACTCGGTTCGGACTGCTTTACGGTGCGAATCACCCAAACCGGGAAGGTTGCAGCCACTGTATTAAAGCGCAGCACGTTACCACTCACCCAGCCCTGCCCCCAGCCTTCTTTCTTAATAATGAAGTACGGCACACCTGTCACCGGATTAATTGGGGCATAGTCTATGTTGATAGTTCCTGTTCCAATCTGTCCCGAGTATTCACCCACACAGCGGAACGATTGATCTCCAGTAAAAACCAAGGCCCAGCGTTCCTGAATTGCACCATTATTCGTGACTGCAATTGGATATAAGGCATCATTGTAATTGGCTGAAATTGCCCCACCAGTGGCCTCATCTGACCAGATACTATCCCAAGTCTGTTGTACAAATTTCCCAGTGGACCGGGCCTGCATATCACCAATGACCAACGCTGAACCGACAATGGTATTTTCAGCATCATAATTGTGGGTCAGTGGCTTGGTGAAGGTGAGCTGGCCGTTGATCTGCACATCACGGATCAGCAGCATGTCCTGATAGCGATATTTCATTGTCAATGGTGCGGTCAGCGCATTTAAAGCAAAATCACCGCCCAGAGTAAACTTGCCATAGTCATAGTCCACGCTGTACATATCAAACGGTACTTTTACCCCGTCGGCATCTTCAAGCTCGGCCCATGAAATGCGCTGATCTGGCAACTCATAAGTCTGGCCAGCCACATAATCCGGCAGTTCAAAGGCTTTACTGGAACTGACAATAGCAATATCACCAACCCGGTAAATCGGTACCCGGCCATCCAGCGGCAGACGTGTAGCGGATAGCCCCAAGATCTCAGCATCCAGTGGAATATAAGTATAAGCCACCGCATTATAACGTACAGTCTCCGGCGCAACCCATACCGGTATATTAATGTACCTTTTGCCAGCTTCATCGTACTCGAGCAGAACGTCATACCAGTCCTGCTCTTCAATTCCTGTACGATTACTTTCCGTGATTTCAGTCTTGGTATAAAAAAACAGATCCACAAAACCGGTATCGTAATTAATCTGGCCATGTGCACGGCTGGTTTCAATGATGCCATCGTCATCAGCCCGCAGTGTCAGCTGCCCAAAGTCCAGTGTGGCGACGACGACTGTTAATGATCCGGGACGCAGCGGACTGACCGGTGTTCTAAAGCTGATACGGTTGACCGGGGGCATATCTGTGGTGGTGGTTAAAGACTGCAGTGTCAGACGGTTATCGGTATTTGGTGTCCAGCTTTCGATTTCGATCTTGCCGGTACCATATTGAATAATGCCCGATGCAATTGCGCTGTTGTTTGTTGGGTCCGGGTTACGATAAATTGTACCGTCGCGGTCCACAAAAGTATCTGTGCCAAGATTGAAGCGAACTGATTTTGTCAGGATCTGCTCATCAAAACCCTGGGTCAGATCAAAGCGCAGCTTGTCACCGGTAATCTGTTTGACCCCGGCACTGGTATCCGAATTGTCCCGGTAACGCGCCTGGATGTCGAGACTGGTATAAGCGCCCAGCTGCACCACTTCTTCCCTGATGTTGGAAGTGGTTGGTAAATAAAATGACATAACTTACCCCGCTCTATAGATTTCAATGGGTGCATAGGATTTGCTGTAAAGCGTGGTGCTTGCCTCAGGAATAATTTCCACTGCACCTGTTGCATAGGTAATGGTGCCCTGTACTTTACCTTTGCTATCCACCAGATTGCCGACCTCGGTATTCACCGGAATATCCGTCAGCGTGACAGAGCCCATAGCGTTTCCCAGCTGGCTGGTAAGAGGAACCTTGAGTTCAATACTGTTGGGCTGAATGGCTGCACCGGTACCGATCTTGAAATTAAGTTTCCGGTCCACCGGCATAACGCTATCGATCTGCTGGAATGTAGATGCCCCGTAGCTATAGTTGATGGTGAAGACCGTATTTTTCTGCGGCAGTTTATTCGGTACCAGCCGGCCTTGACCGGTAGCATAGTTAAAGGTACCGGTGGCATCGCCACTAAACTGGCCCAGCGTATTTGTAGTTGCAGTTTTCTGTTCGCCTTCCAGTAACCATTTCACTGTCACGCTTCCCGAGGCTATACCAGCTTGCTGCAAATCAAACTCGAATGCTGCCGGTTCAACCGCAAGACCTGAGCGTATGAACGTAGCCAGCGGTGTACCCCACAGCAACAGGATTGGTGTATTCACATCCGGTAAAGCGCCCGTCGTAATAGACCAGGAACCGGTCTCATAGTTGACCGCACCAGAGCCAAACGAAGTACTTGCACCTTTTAATTGCCCCGAACCATCATCTTTCAGTTCATAAAACTTGCCCTGTGACATATAAGAAACCGACAAGCTACCCGGGGCTGGTGGTGGTACCAGCACACCAGTCCAGTTGGCACTCTGGTTCTGCTGGGTCACTGGCCGGGTTTCCGACTGGAAGTACTGGTTGGGTGCTGAAGCCGGCTTAAAGGTCATGCTTAAGTTTGCAGATCCTGCCCCTGCAGCTTGCGTCCACTGGATCAAGCCACGCTGGTAATCAATTGTTCCAACCTGGGTACCAGAAGTATTTTTAAGTAATCCGCCCTGATCAGTGATCTGCTGTCCAAACAGGTTAAACGAGACACTCGATGGCATGACAGATGAGCCGATATATAGGTTCTGAGCGGTACCAATGGTGGTCGAGTAAGTTGCAGTAATAGCAGCAGTGTTACCCGGTACCAGTACCATACTTTCCCCGGCTGCGTTTACATCCACAATTGGTGTTTCAGTCTGGGCAGATGGAACCAGCTGGGCAAAGATACTTTCCGCATTTACGGTAAACTCACCGACTTTTGCAGCAGACTTGAGATTGCTGGATGCATAATACTTGCCGGTATCGGCTACGATAGTATCCCGTAAAATCGTTTGAGACTTTTCGCCGCTGTACCATTGTCTTGCAGAGAGTCCGACATAATCCTGATCGAGTGGATCATTGATACTGTAGGTGGCAATTTTATATTCAACTTCCTTTCCATCGATGACCATCTTGGCAACACGGGTTTCAACTTTGGTGATGCGAACATATTGCTCATGCTGCAGTGCCTGGCCTTCTTTCGAGACCAATACCAGTGTACTGCCCACCGAGCTTTCGACTTCACTCAGAAACATCGCCACCTGCAAGGTTTTCATGCCTGTGTAATGTGTATCCAGTGGAATGCCGGCTGCCTGCCCACCCTTGGCCAGATAGTTTTCAATCCGGTTCTGGGCGGACTTGCGCTCATCAATCCACGACTTTGTACTAAACAGCAAAGCTGAGACATTGGGGTCTTTCGGGTTTTCCGAGATAAAGACCGTAGCCCCCATAAGCAAATCTGTATCATTCGTTGTCACGGCGGGGAACAGTTTACGCAGTGACACATCACCCATGGTGCGGTCCAGCTCACTCACATCATTAAACAGGTTATTGCTCTGGCCATCTTCAATCATCTGGCCAGAGTACTTGCCACCACCATCTTCTGTATCGCTCAGGCGCTCGGACTTATAGAGCACCAGATTTTTAGTTTCAATTGCCACTGTAAAGTTCCCCCACTTCAATAAAACGTAAAGTCACGTTGTAATAGTCATCCTCAGATACAGATGGAATTCCCTTCACTGGAGCAGCTTCCAAAGCCCCGGCTTCATGGTTAAAAATCACATGAAATTCACGTCTGTCGTGCTGATACTCAAAAGCCAGAATGAATTGTTCAGATAAAGCAGACCAGTCTTGAACCGTGCGTAAATCACGGCGTTTGATCCAGCCCATCGTGTTATCTGCCGGTTGCAGCACAATTGAACGACCTGCTTTTTTACGGCCCTCCTGGATAATTAGAGAACCATCAATAGCCCGACTCTGTTTCTGCTCGATGGGCTTCCATTCAAATTCATCAGACCATAAAAAACCGTCCTCAAGCGGGACGGTTTCTGATGTAGACACTCGTATTAATTTCATTAGCTACTCTTTTTTACCCTTTCCAGTTCAGTCAGGAAATCATTAAAACTGCCCTGATTAGCCTCATCCACAGGGACATTAATTGTGCGGCCATTAATAGAGATCTGGTTGATGACAGTACGTGAAGGCTCAGCAGTTGGAGTGCTGGTTTTAGGATAGCTCACGTCCGGGGCCAGATTGTTTACATTGACTCTGGAACCAGTACTGCCCGACTTGCCTGCATATTCCTCCAGCTTTTCCAGCTGCTCGGCAATGAACATGTAGTTGCCGGTCTGTTTCTGGTTGTCGTATGCAGAGACACCATAACGCGCAGCATATTCATGAGAAGCTGAACGGTAATAACCACCTGGACCCTGTTGAGCCGTCTCGAATAGCTCTTTAGCCTTTTGCCTGGCATTACCGCTATATCCCATTTCAGTCAGCTGCTGCTCAATCTCATCAACTGAATAACCGTTTTTAGCCATGACTCCAGTTTTAGAGGCTTTAAGCTTGCCCTGCAT